ACGCTGATGGCTCTGATGGTCAAGGTTTTATTGCCCACGAACTTGCTGAAGTCTGCCCTGACGCTGTGACTGGTGAGAAGGACGCGGTCAACGAAGATGGCTCAATCAAACCACAAGGCATCGATACATCGTTTCTAGTAGCCACTCTGACCGCTGGTCTGCAAGAGGCAGTTGTAATGATCGAAGAACTGAAGGCCGAAGTAGCCGCACTTAAAGGAGCATAACTATGAATGTAACTTGGAAGATCGACAACCTTGACCGTCAAGTTTCCGATGGCCTAGTCATCACAGCCCACTGGCGCGTGGATGCCGCAGACGGTGAACACACGGCTGGCGCTTACGGCAGCGTGGGCTTTACTCGCGGCGATAGCTTTATCCCGTTTGAGGAACTGACCGAGGCGCAGGTTCTGGAGTGGGTTAAGTCGCAGCTTGAGGTCGAGCAGATTGAAACAGCGCTGGCACAGATCATTGCCGAGCAGAAGTCGCCGAGCAAGATCGCTGGCGTTCCGTGGGCATCCGAGGTGGCAAGTGAATGACTGGCTGACTAACCTCGGTGTTGGTGCTGGCGCTGCTGTGGCCGGTGCCTATGCCATGTACCGCAAAGTGCTGGCTGACAACCGCGAAGGCCGCATCAACAGCACGACAGACGCTGCTACCCAGCAGGTCATCCAGATGCTGCGGGAGGAAGTCGAGCGCCTGTCTGATCGGCTGGCTGCGGTCGAAGAGCAGAACCGTAAGTGCGAGGAGATGAACGATAGCCTGCGCGAAGAGATCATCAGCATGAAGAAGCAGCTTCACCTGTTCTGATGTTGTGCTTGACCCGATCACAATTGCTGCGGCGTATAAGGCCTGTACTACAGCAATCGATCTTGCAAAGAAGGGTGTCGAACTTTACAAGCAGATCAAGAGTACCAGCGGGGATGTCAGCGATGTACTGAAAGACCTGCGGGAGCAATACAACAGAATAACAAGCCCGAGTAAGGAGCAGACAAAGCAGTACAACGAAGAGGTCAAGCGAGTGCAGGAGGTGGCAAAGGCCACGCCGGATGATGTACTGAATGACATCTGGTCAAACCTTGGCAACTTCATTGACCAGTACGAGGCGCTTGCAAAGATATATGTGCAGAGCGAGGCAGCAGCGAAGGAGGTTTACAAGGGTGATCTGTCGCTAGGTCGCAGGGCTCTGGAGCGCATCCGGCTGGAGTCTAAGCTGGACGAGATGCTGGCGCAGGTGCGAGAGCAGATGGTCTACAACACGCCACCAGAGCTGGGGTCTGTGTGGTCAAGGTTTGAGAAGGCATGGCATGACATACAAAACGAGCAGGCAGATGCGCTGGCAATAGAAACCAGAAAGATTCAGGCAGCTAGATGGCAACGAAAGCAGGCGGTAAATCGGCTCAAGGCGCGTCTGGTATACGTTGGGGCGACCGTGTTCGTGATTCTATGGGCGGTGGGAATAATGCTTCTGGTGGTCAGAAGCGCGACGATGAGAATGTACCTTGGTCACTGATTGCTACAGTGATGGCCGTGGTGCTGATGTTCTTTATCGTCATGCCAATCCTGGCTTTCATGTATTACGACATGTGGTTTGCCACCCAGGCTGCGGTGCATGAAGTAAAGAAGATGAAACAATTAAGGCGTGAAATACAGGAAGAGCGGAGGCAAGGTAATGCTTACAGAGAGCCAACTGAAGCAACTGATACCCGGGAATAAGTATGTGTCCTATTGGCACAACGCACTGGAGCAGCTGCTGCCGGACTATGACATCAATACGCCCCAGCGCATTGCATCCTTCATTGCCCAATGCGCACATGAGTCTGGCAACTTTACAGCGCTGAAAGAGAATCTCAACTACAAGTGGGAAACCCTGCGCAGGTTGTTCCCTAAATACTTTCCCACCGATGAGATGGCCAAGGACTACGCGAGCAGGCCGAACAAGCAGGCTGCAATCGCCAATCGGATCTACGCTGGCCGCATGGGTAACGGCGACGAGCAGTCATCTGATCCCGCAAAATGGATCGGCCGCGGGTTGATCCAGCTGACCGGTCGCTCAAACTACCAGGCATTTGCTGACTCGCTTGAGATGGACATCAACGATGTGCCTGAGTATCTGGCCACCTTCGAGGGAGCTGCACAGTCTGCCTGCTGGTTCTGGGAGACCAATGGTCTAAACAAATTCGCCGACGCTGATGACATCCTCGGTATGACGAAGCGGATAAATGGCGGGGTCATAGGGCTGAACGACCGGATCAAGCATTACAAACACGCGCTGCATGTGCTGGGGGTGCAATGAGATACCTGCTGATTCTGCTGCTACTGGCTGGGTGCGAAGACAGATTCAGATACCCGTGCCAGGACAATAAGAACTGGAATAAGCCCGAGTGCCAGCGACCGACCTGCGCGGTGACCGGTACTTGCCCCGACCAGCTGGTGCCAGCTGCTGACTTTAAGCCGGAGGAACAGAAATGAAATGGACTCCTGATTATATTGATTCGATCATTAAGCTAGTCATCGGCACGACGTTCTGTGCTGTGCTGTTGATGATGTCGAGCCTGGCCATGTACTCGGTGGTGTTCGTCACCCAGCCGATGAACTCCATCGCGCCAGCTGACAAGCAATTCTTTATGTTGCTGTCGGACATGTCGAAGTACATCCTCGGTGCGTTGGCAACCCTGCTGGCCATCAAAGGCAAGGACGGCGTGGCCAAGCTGATCGACCCACCGCCTGGTGTTAGCAGGGCCAGCGATTGGACTGATCCGCAGCCACCGGCACCGAAGGCTCCGGCCCCAGTGCATCAGCGCGTCGAGCCTATGCTAGAGACTAGCCCACCACCACCTGTGGCGGCAGGCTTCAACGGTAAAGCAGCACCACCAGCAGCGCCACAGCCTGAACTATAGGGGGAACCATGAATTATTTTTTACTGATCCGCATGGCCACAACCGTGGCCGCTAGCTTGCTGTTAGCATTCAACGTCCACGCTGGTGGCGAGATGAAGAAGGTCTGCCGGGAAGATCCGAAGACCAAGAAGGAAGTGTGCCGCGATGTGAAGGTGCATAAGAAATTGGAAGGCACCAAGGTACCGCCGAAATGAATCCTTATTTCATTGCCGGTGCCGTTATCGCTGTCGCAGTGGCTGGCGCTGGTGGCTACGTCAAAGGCTCGGCAGCAGGTAAGGCCGAGGTACAGGCGCAGTGGGATCAGGAGAAGGCGAAGCTGGCAGAAGAGTATGCGAAGGCGCAGGCAGCTGCACGCGAGAAGGAGCAGCAGCTACAGGCCCAGGCTGACAAGCTGAGAGAGGAATCATATGAACAGATCAAAGATATTAATGCTCGCTCTGACCGGCTCATTGACAGCCTGCGCAAGCGTCCCGAGCGCCCCGCCACCGCGGCAGGTGCCGTGTCCAATTCCTCCCAATCTTGCAGTGGAGCGAGTGGAGCGGAACTGGATCGGGCAAATGGAGAGTTTCTTGCAAGGTACGCCGCCGACGCAGCAAGGCTCCAATCAGCCCTCGACACCTGCATCCGTCAGTACGAAGCAGTGAGGAACACCCCCCGCTGATACTGCGCCCCTCCTGCGCTAACCAATGTACCAGCGGGTTTTCCCGACTATTCGTCGGGATTTTTTTCCCTGTTCATCTCAGCGCCCAGCATTCGCAGCCGCTTCTGGTAGGCCTGCGAGTGCTGGAGCATGGCACCAGGCTCCATCTTTTTAAACAGCACTTGGTTCGCTTCCTTGAAATTTTTTAGCGCTGTCATCCGGTCGCGCTCACTTGCTCTGCCTGCTGACATAGTCTTATCGGCCAGCTCTTCGTAGGCTGCAGACCAATCCAATTGCGTTGCGTGCGTAGACTTGACCACCGGCTCGCCACCGTCCTTGCCTGGCACCATCAGCTGGAACTCACCTGCTGGCGCTGGCACTACAACAACGGCTTCCTCCAGATCCGGCACATACTCATCTATTGGTGGCGGTGGTGGTGCGATCCGATCCAGTGGGTTAGATGGCAGCGGAGTGATATTCTTGGCTGGCTGTGGCCGTGCCTCTGGCGGGAAATCTTGCGCCTCCTCGACTGTGATCAGCCCCTTCAGCGCATCAGGAAACGCATCACGCAGCGCAAACCCTCGAGCACGCATCTGCATCATGCGCTTTGGGTACGCCTGCCACGGCCCCTGCTTGCCCCACAGGCCAGCTCGCTTGGCATCCTCGACGCTGAACTTGGCCACCACCGGCTTGCGACCCTTGCGCTTGGCAACGCACACGGCCACCGGGTTCGGCGTGCCTTCGTCCTCGAAGTATTCCTCAATGTCCTCGCAGTGTGGGCTGGCCTGCACCAGCGCCATCGCTGCGTCACCGTACACGCTGGGCTTGCCATTGATTACGGCAATGTTCTGGAGCGCCTGCATGGGTGCCAGGCCGATCTCTGCGCCCCACTGCATGGCCACCAGAATATCTTGCGGCTTGCCGGTGTAGGCTTTGGGTACTAGGCTGGACGATGCCAGCTCTTCGGCAAACTGCCTGGCTTCAGTAAAGGTTGCGGGCGCAAAGCCCTGTCTAGTTGTAACGAGATTGGTCATTGTTGTCTCCTGGTAGAAATGCTTCGATTGTGTAAAGAACTAGCGCGGTAAAGGACTCGACGATTTCTTCGGCCTCTTCCTCGCTGCACTTGGGTATGGTATTCAACAGCGCAACCACAGCTCTGGCGTGCGCCTCTTCGATCTTGGTCATAGTGCCTCTTTGATTGATAGGGTTGATTGTCTGATGCTGTATGCGTCCTTCGCCGGCACGACCTTCTTTGGTTGCGCCTTGTAGCTACGCATTGGCCAGCGGATCTCAAAGCGCCCGACGGTGCCTTTGGATGCCTGACCCAGCATAGCTTTGAGCTCGGTTTCTGCTTCGCTGCGCTTGCCTTCTGCGTCTTTAATGTCTGCGTTGGCGGCTAGGATCTGGTCAGCCAGCTGTTCAGCGCGACTAGGCAGGTTGACCACCGCAGCCTCATCTGCTGCCGGGTACATACGGTCGGCATCCTTGCTGTTAGCTGGTGGGTAGTAGTCGATCTCGCCGGTGGCTTTGTACTTCTCAATCTTGTTCTGGAACTCCAGCACCGCAGTCTTAATTGTTTCTAGCGTTTGCTTGTGTGGCTCAAACAGAAAGATCCGCAGCACGGTTCCCTGGTACAGCACGGCCACCGCACCCCAACGTGCCTGCATGATGTCCATTTGTGCCTGCAGCTGCACAGGGCCACGGTACAACGCAGGCATTTCCTCGGGCGACACTGCGGTTAGTTTGGCCTCAAGTACACCATAGCCGTCGAGCATGATCTCATCCTGGCCGACCACGATAATGCCTGCCTCCATGTCGGTGCGGATCTTCTGGCCGCGGCCATGCGCCCATCCGTCCAGGCTGCAGGCCAGCGGCAGTGTCTTATGAAAGAAGGCCGAGTCAAACTCGGTCGAGAGCTCGAGCAGCTCGAGGCGCTTGGCTGTTTCTTGCAGGATCAGGCGCTCGATGCGGTCGCCCCAAGCCATCGCTTCGTTCTGTTTGTCTTCGCGTGGCAGGCCTTTGCTGGCGTTGATGCTG